CGTTGACTATAACATTACCACCAGCACTTGCCGCAGCATTTGGAACCCACGACCCGTGTCAACCTGCAGCATCGCCAAGTCTATGAACAGGAATGTTGTTTCCGAATACATTCGGCGAAGCACCAACTGCTGGGTCGCCACAAGCGGTAACATCACCCTTTCTTACAGTTTTTGAATTGTTGGTAAAAACGTTTGGTGAACCAGTTGCGTAAGAAGTTTGGTGGAATGGATTCGGAGTTGGACTTGCGTGACCAACGTGAACATCCTGACCTACTCTTACTACTCCTGGCATTATACTGCGATTCCTGTTGAACTTGAAATGTACTGTTTTGCCATCTCATCAACTGTTTTGGACATACAAATAACATTTCTTACATTTATATTTAACTTCGCATCTGGAGAAACTGTAAACATAAAAGGAGCAAGACCGATGCCTTGTTGCGTTGCTGTTAGGCTCATTGGTTTGTGTAGGACTACTTTATCACTGGTTTCGTCTTCTAGTTTAGCAACCAATTCTTCGCCGCTGGTTAGTTTAACTGAAACAGTGTCGCCTACTTTATATGGCATTTCTAATAACATTATTTTCCCTCGAAATGTTTTTCTAAATCATCGTATCCGCCAACGTATTCTCCTTCTAGGAAAATCTGCGGAACTGTACGAGCAGTTGGAACTGCTTCTAATAGTTGTTCTTTTGACCATTCAGCACCTAGTTTACGCTCTTCGAACGCAATGCCTTTTAAGGTTAAGAGTGCCTTTGCTTTGTCGCAATAAGGGCACATTGGTTTACTCCAAATAATTGTTTCCATTGTATATCCTTTTAGTTGTGTACTATTATATAGTCGGCAATGCGTCGTAATCTAGTTTTTCCGACATCACACCGATTACATAGTTTACACTTTCGTTCTCTTGTAGAGCGGTTTGTTTTTTGTGTGTATCACTATGTTTATTGAACCAAGGAATAGGAGTAGTTTTAGGAGCATTAGATCTATATTTGATACCAATGTCTTTAAGTGCTTCTCGTGCTGTGTAATCAACAAACTCTTTTAGAATGTCTGCATTAAGTCCAATAACTGGACCTTTCTTAAACAAGTAGTCTGCCCACTCTTTTTCTTCACGAATAACATCTTCATACATTGCGTATACTTCTTCTTCGCATTCTGCTGCTACTTGCTTAAAACGATCGTCTTCTTTAACTACTTGATTGATCATCCAAGCAGTCCAACCTTTGTGTAGCAACTCGTCTTGTAGAATAAGTGAAATAATATTACCGTTACCAATAAAGATTTTATTCTCTACCATTGCTAATGATGTAGCAAACGAAACCATAAAGCGGAACGCTTCTAGTCCGTATGATGCGTGTAACGCCAACCAAATGTGTTTGATGTGATCCATCTCATCTACTTTGTGACCCATCTCTTTTTTCATATTGATAACGTGTAACTTATCGTAGTAGTCACCAATGGTACTAGCCATACTAACAATTTCGTCTGTCTCGTGTATAGTATTAAAGATTTCTTTAGGTACATTATAAATGTTACGAATAATGTGACTGTATGAACGCGAGTGAATATTAGTTTCAAAGAACGTCCAGTTATATACAAGTGCTTCAAGTTCTGGAATTGAAACAACAGGAGTAAACACTTGACTAGGTGCTCTACCTTGTAAACTGTCTAGAGCAGTTTGACGTAACAAGTTTGAAGTAAAGATGTGTTTGATAGCATCACTTGCATCTTTAAAGTCACCCGCATCTTTAGTTAACGATATCTCTTCTGGTACCCAAAAGAAACCACGTGCGGTAGTTTCAAAGTCTGCAATTTTAGGATACTTAACTTCTTCAAAACGTTGAATAGTTACAGGACCTGCTTCATCAAGAAACATTTTACGGTTGAGGTAATCTGTTTTTGTTTTTAAATCATATTGTTCTTTACTCATAGTTTACAACTCTCGCAATCATCTTCAATTTCATATGGATCAAATCCGTTAACGTGTCCGTTAACGTGTCCGTTTACTTGGCTTTCGTGTAACTCAACGCCATTAACCTTTTCAGCCTTAGCACCTGCTTTATTAATTAGGCTGTAGTAGAAAGTTTTAATACCCCACTTGTGTGCTAACATTAGGTTGGTAGCAATAAGTGTGGTAGGTACTTTTTTATTTTCAAAGTGTGCTGGATTGTAGAATGTGTTTGTGCTAATACTTTGATCTACATAAGCAGCCAACACTGCCGCTGTCTTTAGATATCCTACGCAATCAGTTTGTTCCCACATTAACTGATATGCTTTACGCACTCTGTTGTTATGATACTCTGGAACAACCTGTGTAAACGATCCTGCTTTTGATTCTTTAGTGCTAATCAAACTCATAGGCATTTCAATGCCGTTAGTTGAGTTGATAACAACAGAACTACTTTCAACAGGTGCTATTGCCATTAGTGTAGCATTGCGTACTCCGTGTGTTTTCATATCTTCACGAAGACCTTCCCAGTTAAGTTCTTTGTTAGGAGTAAAGTCAGTTAGTTCGTTAACACCTTGTGATCTACGTTCCCAAGGAAAAACTCCCTTACCATACCAAGTATGTTCACTTTCTTTACACGGACCACGTTCTTCAGCAAGTTCTACAGTTGCTCTTGTTAGGTAGTATGCCTGATGTTCCATCCAGGTTTTAACTTCTTCAAGTGCTTCTGGATCACCATATTCTAATCCACGTTTTGCGTGCCAATAAGCAAGGTTAGTAATACCAATACCTAGAGGCTGTATTTCATCGTTGCTTAGTTTACTTTGTATAGACAAGAAATCTTGATAGTCTAAAATATTACACAACGAACGTTGTAGAATACGACAGGCACGTTTCATATCTTCCGGATGACGGAATGATCCCCAGTTAATAGATCCTAGTGTACATAACGCTATACGTCCGTCCTCGTCATCTAGTCTCTTAAACGGACGAGTTGGTAATAGAATCTCACAACACAAGTTGCTCTGGTAAATCTTATGATACTCAGGATCAAAAGGTCCTTGGTTCATTACGTTATCAATAAACACAAGGTAGATACGTCCTGTGTCTGTACGTTCTTTTAATATGCCGCTCTTGAATACTTCTTCAGCACTCATAGTCTTTTTGCGTAGGTCTTTACGTTTTTCGTATTTTTCGTATAAACGTTCAAACTCTTCTGTGTTACTATAAAATGCTTCATATAATTCTGGTACTTCGTTTGGGTCAAAGAACGTAATGTCGCCCTGCTCTTTAAAGCGGCGCCAAAAGAATGCATTGAGTACAACACCGTAGTCCATATGACGAACACGAGTTTCGTCTGTGCCTTGGTTGTTCTTTAATACAATTAAGTCATCAAACTGGTAATGCCAAATAGGATAAAACACTGTGGCACTTGCATTACGAATGCCGCCTTGGCTACAACTACGTAAGTCACCAAACCATTTCTTAAGGAACGGAATCATACCAGTGTGCATAATCTCACCTCCGCGAATAGGTGAACCTAGTGGACGAACTCGTCCGATTTCTAAACCAATGCCAGCACGTTTACTAGCATATTTTGCCATCATCTCACCTGAAGCAAAAATACTATCCAAGTCGTCATCGCTGCGAATAAGAACACAACTACTAAATTGTTTAGTAGGAGTGCCAAGCCCAGCAAGCACAGGTGTAGCAAGAGTGAATAAGCCATCGCTCGAAGCATTGTAATACTCCCTAATAAATTTTAATCTTGTACGTGGCGGCTCTTCTTTGTGCATAACGGTTGCTGCCGCAATCATATAATGTACTTGAGGGGTTTCGTAAATTTCTTTTGAAGCACGATTACGAACAAGATACTTTTCAATCATTTGTTCAATAGCAGCATAGGAATAGTTTTCATCTTTGGAATGGTCAATAATAGCGTCCATCTTATCCCATTCATCTTCTGTATACCATTCAAGTAGTTCAGGAGTATAAAGTCCAACACCGACATTCTTTTTAACAATGTCATATAGACGCGGCGGCTTATAAGAACCGTATACGTTTTTTCTTAACATTGATAATCGTTGCTTACCTGCAACGTATTGATAATTAGTATGACCTGTTTCTGGATTGCTTTCTACGTCAATAAGATCTACTATTGCTCGTAGAGTTATTTGATCAATTTCTTCTGTAGTAATACCATCATAAAAATGTAATTGTGCTTTAATCTCAATCATTGACTGACTGACATCTGCTACTCCTTCACACACTTTTGCTACTTGTGCTTGCCATTTTTCAACGGCCAACGGAACTGTCGCTCCGGAACGCTTTTTAACCGTTATGCTCATCTATCCCTCTTTTTGTTATTAGCCTGATATTTATATTCGATCTTGCATCGACCATATCAGGTTGGTTTTAAAACTATCAACAGCATTTAAGTCCCCTACTTCGCCGTAGTTGTAGTTTAATACATAGTAGTCATCGACGATAACAAAATATCTGTCATCGGATGTATCTTTATGTATCTCGCATTTGGACTCATTAAAACGCTGTGTTAATTTTATAGTATACAGCATACCGAGAGAAATTGCAAGATCATCTAGGTCAGAATTTAATACCAAATTCCAAGGATCAGGCCAATCTGTTGGTTGGTCTGGATCTAGATAGTTACTACGAAATGGAGCACGATTCCAAAGGTTGACGACTTCTTGAAAAGGGCAGTCGCTTTCTTCTAAGTTATCTCTAAATTCTCTCCACGCCGCTAACTTACTGTTACCGTAGAGATCAAACACCGTAAGACACGTCGAATGAAATGTCGCCTGTGACTCCTGTCGCTAACGGGTTCTTATACGTGAGAACGATCGTTTCAATACCACTGTCACTGTCGTTGTCTTTTAACGTTGCATTAAATTCAAAGTTTGTCATAAGAACTCCTCCGGGGTGTGTTGCTGTTCCTGACGAATATTGATAATGATCTGAAATAGATACATTTTCAAAGTCATCGTCTACTGCTAATGTAAGTCTACCTGCTCTTGTGTGAACAGAAAGTCTTAATACATAATCAATATAAAAATGTTTGTTCTCTGCTGAAAAGACTGCTACTGGTCTAAAACTATCTGAAAGATAAATTTGAGAATTAATTCTATCAACAAAGTTAACCAAACTACCATTGTACACTTCAGTTACTGCTGCAACAGAATTTGAAGATGTAACACCTGCGTCTTGTTGTCTATCACTTGAACAATCTTTTACTACGTTATTATCTACTTGGCCGAAATAAACAATAGAATGTAATGGAGAAGCAGGCGTGCCTGTTTCGTTACCGCAGTTTGTAAATCTACAA